GGTCCTCTCCGTTGGTGAAGCTATTGATAGTCTGACCGGCAAGATACCCTCCGCAACCTGTGCCAGAACACCCCTTCTGCCCAAAAGACCCTTGACCGAAGGGATTGAGGTCGCTGAGCTGTCCCTTCTCCATAGCGTAGAAGATGAACTGACCGTTCGGGGTCTCAACGTCTGCTCCAGAGGCAAAGGAGGTACTATCGATGTCCTGAAGATATAAGTTGAACCCGGTTGTCTTCGGCGACGGTGGAAAGTCCCTAACGTCCGTAATATCGGAGCCGTGGTAGACGATATCGTTACCCAGACCCAGAAGGGACGTAGAAACCACACCTGCTTGCAGCCCATAGACAAGAATGTGCGTCGTGTCTAGTGCCCCTGCTACATAGAACAGGAATCGGAGGGTGCCCCCGGTGGACATTTCAACTCCAGAGCCATCCGCAGTCGCAGCATTGCTGAGAGTGATGTTGGAGCCGCTCACAGCGGATACAAAGGTCCCTACTGGAATACCCGAACCCACCACCTCAAACCCCACAACAAGGTGTTGACCGGAAATATAAGTCGCTGTCACTGAGCCGTTGGTTGTGTTGAGGGTTGTGTTTCCCCAGAAGTTTGTATCCACCTGCTGCTCGATGTAGCGTCCAGCCCATCCACCGCAGGCAACAAATTCTCCAGCCCGGTGGGTGTGACGAATCCACGCTCCTATTGTCTGAGAGCCACTGCTGAGAGAACCCACGTTCAGAGCGTGAAATGATTCAGGGAGATTTGAATTTATCTTGCAATAGTCCCCGCTGCTGATAGCCGACGTTAGGCCGTCAATCTGGAACGTTACATAGGTCCACGTCTGGGAATCGTTGCGCGGCGTGATACCGGTAGTCTGTGCGTGCAGAAATCCGTTGTTGGATGCTGTAGCAACGGCCTGACTGAGAACTAGATTCTCATAGCACTCGCCGTTTCCGGGGCAGTAGTTGGATGCCTGCCCGACAATCGTCACTCCGTTGACATCGTGCGTCTTGTCAATCAGCGTGCGGTCTACAGAGTAGTTACCATTATTGTTTGTGGTCTGCATCGTGACGTGAGCGTTAGGCGGAGTTCCCGCCGTCAGGGTAATCCCTGTCTGTGCGCTCGATGCACGCTGGTCTAGTGTCACGATATGGTTCGTGGAGTCGATGGCAGTAATCTTGGCGGGCGCCGAGGATACTCCCCATCCGGGAAGGGCCGTTCCGAAGACATACTGACCGACAACAAGATGGCTCGTATCGGAGACACTCGTGACAACGGCGCTGTTGGAAGACAGGGTTCCAGTGAATTGGAATCCAGTTCCAAGATTAGAAGCTATCGACGAGGTGGTAGCCTCGTACACCAGACCATCAATCGTCCCGTTGTTTCGTATGCCTGTAACGCCTTCATCCGACCCGGCGCGTGAATCTCCCATCCAGCTCCAGTTCATATTCAAGACATTGAAGTCTCCGGGAGAAGGCTTATTCATCCCGAAGGGAACATCTCCAATAGAGAGGGCGTCCATGATGCCGGATGCGTACCCGACTCCTTCAAGAGCAAACAGCGGACCTGCTCCCCATCCCGTTGACGGGGAGGCAACATTTCCGTCTCCATAGTCGTAACCCGGCTGCGTTTGGGCGTACCATTGTAACAGACTGCCGTAGATATTCAGATTGCCACCGGCTGTGGGGGCGAAGACCGAGGAGTTAGTTGGAAAACCTAGGCTCAGATTTCCATTGTTATCCATACTTGCCATGTACTCAGTGAACCCGCCGCTGGTAAACTGTCCCCAGTTGAAGTGTGAGTTGAGCTGAGACTGAAGTCCCGATGTAAGACCGGCAGCGTCCGTATACGTGAAGTTGGCTCCTCCGGTAGAGACGCCACCTATATTCGTCTGAATGGAGTTGGTCGGACCAGTGGCTCCCCCTCCTCCACTGGAGGGGTTGTATACAAACTGATTCCGCACATCGTTGATGCTGGATACGGTGCTTCCGTTCGTAGAGACCACGGCAATGGGAATGTCGGACGCAGTGAACGCGCTCGTCCGCACCGCAGGGACGCAGTTGGAGGCAGTATTGAGGTACACGTAATTGGTGGCGTTGGCGGTGAGACTCAGAGTGCTGACACCGTATTGTTGCACGACTCCTGAGCAGAACGCCGTTCCGCCTGACACCGACACGCTAAGCCCGGTAGAAGGGACTGTCCAGAAACCCGGAGCCGCTCCGTTCACATACTTCGCGTTGACATCGACAATAGGTGCCGCCTGTGTTTGCGGCTGCTGCGCTGGAGACAGCGCTGCGCACGCCGATAGCAGGAGTGCCGCTACGGTGGATAGAAACTTTTTCATTCGATTCCTTTTTGGGGTTTCTTTAGTACCAAACTTTCAGGTGTCCGGTAAGTCCGGTATCCGAGGCCACAAGGTACACATTGGAGCTGTCGTATCGCGTCGTTTGAAACCAGACGAGTCCGCCGCTCGTCATCTCAATCGTGACGGCAGTGGGGGTAACATTCAGACCGTGCGATACCTGAAACTGGCCCGGAGCAAACGTAGTGAAGGCAACATCAGCTACCGAGACACCACCACCGCTGAACACACGCCATGAGCCGTTGGAGAAAGTCCAATACTGCTGCTGAGCGTCGTCCCACACCAGCCACCCGTCTTGCGGTGCGTGAAACTCCCATCCTGCGAACGTTGTGTCAGTGCCGGGAAGAGTAAGCTCTGTGGTCCACACCGCTACCGCGCCCTGTGCTCCGGTCCACTGCCCTGTAGGCGTGTTGATGAGCAGGTAGGCGTCTCCGTCGTCTGGATTAGAGGGAGGAGTTGTTGCCGTACTGTCGATAACGCTCGCGAAGAGCAGGGCATCGATGGCACGCAGAAGAGTTCGGAATTGGTCGGCGTAGAACGCTCCAATGTCCGAGTTGATAAGCAGGCCGAGTTTCGGCCCTAATGCAGCTCCCATGTGTTCTCCTTAGACGGCTCTCGCTTGGAAGCCTTGATTCTTGGCTAGGGTGTTGGAAATAGGTTGCCCCGTGACCGCCTGCCAGTTACTGAGGAAGATGTTGCGCTGTGTCTCAGTCAGACCTTCGCTGGTTCCTAAGAGCTGCGTCACAAATTTCTGGTTCGCCTCTTGGAAGCGCGGGTCGTCCGCGAACAGCCACAGCAGGGCCAGTAGTCCCCAGTTGTAAATTCTGCTGTACTCATCCGGGATAGGCGCCCACGTCTGGCTCGTTCCTGTAAAGAGAGGAGGCGTCTGCTGTACCGTGACGGCTAGTGTGTAGATTTGGTCCGGCGCCGGTGTAATGCGGAAGGTAATATTGCCTTGCCCGTCGTCTCCCTGCGCTGCAATAAACTCAGGTCGTCCTTCCTCGGCGTCTAGCGCTAGGCACAACTGCGAGGGTATCTCTTTCCACTTGGAACCGGACTTGGCGCTCGGGCTGTAGACGGACGCGGTCTCTGTCCATCCAAACCGATAGCTCGTGGACACGGTGGTCAGCAGCGGTCCTAGATTCTTCCATAGCGCCGTGCCATCCTGTGTGTTCTGCCCGGTGGAGGGATTCCACGTCGGTGGGTTGCTGCCCAGAGTTCCGGGTGTGAGAACCACCTGTGCGTTTCCATTTCCGTCTACAGTCTGCCATCCGGCTTTGACTGTCTTTCCTGCCGTCCAGTTGAGGATGAAATAATCCTGCTGTCCCGGCGTTGTAATGAATCCAATGACGGCGCGATTCCAACGCCACGCGAAGGGTGCGCCCAGAATCGTCTGGAGGATGGTGTTGGCGCTGGTGAGAGCCGGTTCGTTATTCGTCCCGATAGTCGCGTTGCGTCCAAAGTTGAACATGGACGCCCATCTGAGGGTGTCCGATAGCTTGATTGTCGAGGGCATCTATTCCTTTATCCGATTGGCCCAAACGGGTACGCCGGGGTGGGCTTGACGAACATCATCGAGTTGTCCATGATGTTGGTGCCGGGGTAGAACCCGTAGTCGTCCTGCTCGCGGTTAGCCTGTCGCACGGCCTTGTCCAGAGACGCCAGCCATATCTGCCGCTCCATCGTGTACTTCGCCCGAATCTTCGGGTCAGGACTGCGCCGGAAACACTCCGCAATAAAGCCGTCCTTGAAGTAATTCGAGTAGTCGTCAGGAATCGGCTCCAGCGTCTGTCCTACGTTCTTGAAGCGCGGAGCGCGGAGCTGTCCTATCGCTTCAATGAGCCACACAACTCCTGTAGCAGGAGGAATAGGATTCAACCTGATTCCCTGCCCCTTGGGGTTGACGGCTGTCCATACGCACGTTCCGTCTTGCACAGTCGTCGCCGCAGCCGTAGGGCACGCGGGTGTGGGATAGGTGATGGTAGTCGGCCACACCGGCTCTGCCGGTCCGCACACTCCATAGGTCGTCAGGACCCACAGGTTCCCGTTCCCATCCTTGATAGCCGTCACCGGATTCTGCGGCGCCTGCACCTGCCCGATGGGATTGGTGTAGACCACGTACGGTCCGGGATTTTGCAGACCGCTGACGCCCGGCCCCAAAGTCGTGCTCGCGCCACCGAAGTATTGTCCGAACGATTGTCCGAACCCAGTTCCCTGAACTTCCAACTGCTGTCCGAGAGGAAACTGTCCCCACGTTCCGGCCTGTAGAAGGTCGTTGGGGAGCCAGCATATCTTGTCCGGCACGCCCGTCTGCATGTAGGTGATGTCCAAGTCCTTGCGCACCTCAAGCTCCGGGATGCGCTGCTTGGGGATGGACGTTTGATTGATGTTCGAGGCGGACGCGTTCTCCAGCCATCCTAGGTTCACGAGGCCGGGAATGAAGTAGTCCTGCTGGTAACTGTTGGTGCAGAACGGAGTCACATTGAATCGGTTCCACTTCCAGTTGTATGGCTCTGCGTTCGGTCCGCCGTTGATGATTGCCTGAATAACGTCGTTCGCAATGGAGATGGCTGGAGCATTGGTGAAACCTCCCGTAGCTAAAGCCGGGGCCGTGTCACCTAATGACATGGCGTCGTCGATTATTTCCTGTAGAGAAATCGTACTGTTTCCCAAAATATCTCCTAAATGACAAAAAGAGGGCCGACCCGTGCAGCATTGCAGTGGAAGTCGGCCTTATGTTTTAGCGTACGAACAGGTCGTGTTCTGCCTGTCTTCGTATCACTAGATTCGAAATTTTATGACCGCCCGCATTGACCCACAATGCAAACTGCCCTGCCGCGCCTGCGTAATCTCCCGAGTTCAGTCTCTTCAACAGTGTGGAGCGGGCAAAGGCCACCGTACCGTCGTTGAAGGTGAAGTCCACGAGAGCGTCAAACTCATTCTGCGTAATCGTTACCGTGACGCATTGGTTCACGCAGGATTCGGCTTTATGCACATCAGAGATAAGCAGGGCTTCCGCTACGGTCTGGGTAATCTTCAGGCCGGGGTAGACATCGGGTCCGGTGTGTCCATAGCCAATCGTCCAGACTCCGCGCACGTCCTGATACGCTTCGAGGCGTACCCCTTCGAAGTGCTCGGTTAGTTTCAGACCGCTCTGGCTATAGCTGAAGTTCTGCATTGATTTCCTTCAAAATAAAAAACCCGCCGATTTCAGCATCCTCATTGAGAGGAGAGGCTTGGCGGGTATGTTCCCTTTAGCGCAGGTTCGTGTGCTTGAGCACTTCCCGTGCGTACGCTCCACCGTCAGACCAAGAGAAGGTCTGCGACGAGGAAGGCGTGTTGTTGGTATTGAAGTTCCGTGCGGTCTCGTACTCCACAAGAGCCTTCGTGTATCCGTCGATGCCCTCTTTTTCGCGGTCTCCACCCAGCTCATAGTCCTTGCGAATAGGTGGCTTCCATGTCTTGCCGCAACGCTGGCAGCGAATCCACATATCGCTCGTCAGCATCGTGTGCTTGATGACGGCGTAGTTAGGACTCACGCCCATACCAAACTGGATGGCGGCAATACCTTCTCCGCCCTTGCGGTGATTGCAGCGGCTCTGAATCTGAGCTTCGCGAGTGGCCGTGTCCTTCAAGGAGGCGCCGTTGGTACGCGACATCAGGTTCACCTGTTCGCGCTTCATCTGCCGCTCTGCGATGCGGTCCTTGGCGTCCTGAAGATTCACTTGGCGCTCAAGAATCTCAAGCTCCTTGGCTTCCATCTCCAACTTACGCATCCGCTCTTTGTGCTCCGCCTCGACTTGGGCTTCAGCGGCCTTTGCCACTTCCTCTGCCTTGGCGTTCTTGGCAGCAGTCTTCACTGCCGCTGGCGTGCCTTCCTGCGTCTGTGCAGGAGCCGCCAAATTCGTCTCGTCCATGTTCCTCCCTTTTTCTTATTCCACCGTGAATTTACGATTGCGCCACTCGTACAACGTGTTGTTGTAACGATGAAACGCGCTCGTCTGCTTCGGTGGTCCAAACAGTTTGTTCGCCTGTTCCTCGGTGATGACATCTTTGAGAATCATCTGCAAGAGGCAGGTACGCCACCCACGGCGCCGCTCCGCGAGCGGTACTCCGTGTTCGTCAAAGTTCATGAAGGAAAGCTCGGGCATAAACCCGTTCGCTACCCAGCAGATATTGTCCGGCTCTTGGAAGCCGTCCTTTGCGTACCAGAGAACGCACTTATCCAAGTGAGGGTGTGCTCCATACCACAAAGTACGGATGCCGCCTTCCTGCAACTTATTGAGGAAGACCGCCGCGTGCATCACATGCCCCACGCGCTGCTCTACGTCCTCGTACTCTTCGCGGGTGAGGAACTGGTACTCCTTGGCAATCCCGCCGTTGATTTCCTTCTGGCGATGCAGCTCTTCTTTTGCCTGATTCGTCGAGAGAGAGTCGTCGTAACGGTTCTCCGCATACTCGGCAACGGCTGCTGCCAGCTCTGGAGACATCTGCGATTGCATCTCCGCAGCGTAGGTCTCCCACGGGGCCTTCTCGCTGAGGCGAGTCCCCTGTCCTGTGTACTGCTGTTCCAAGCTTCTCCTTCTTGGGGTGATAACGTGTCTGCTGTGTATCTAGGTTCATGACGCCAGATACCAGCAGTGAAGTCATGCCAGATGGCCGTCCATGCAGACTTCAAGGTGCGATGTGCTTTCTGGTAATCCACCTTACTTGCACGGCACGAAACTTAGGTTGCGGATTCGCAAACGGCTGGCTGGGTAGCCTCCTCACGATAGAGCTTCAAGGCTCTAAGGCAGGTATCGACTATCTCTTGATAGTCATCTGGCCTACAGGGAGGTTGAAACCCGCCTTCTTGCCAGATTGTCCACATCGCTGCTTCCGCTGCCGGGGAGGTATCGCAGAGTTCATAAAACAACGCATCCGCGTGCTCCCGGTTCTCCTGAACCTGTCGGCGTAGCTTTCCATTGAGAAAACGCAGGCGCCGGTTGTTCTGGCGCACTGCGCTCTCTTCGATAAGGTTGTAGTCTTTCATCGTTCGCGCTCCTCTTCGCGTCTGATGCGTTGCGGTTACACGACGACGGTGATGTTCACATCTGAGTAAATCTTGTTCAGAGGAAGTCCCGCTGGCGTGTTACCAAGCGTGTTGGAGAACGTGGGGTAGGCCACTTCTACACCGGTGTGTCCCTTGGCCACTGCGGTCACAAGGCCCGTAGCGCTGACCGTAGCCACCGCTGGAGTCTTCGACAAGTAGACAATCAAGTCACCCGCCGTCTCCTGCAACGTTGCCGTGGCCGCGTGCGTGTCTGCCACACCGCTGGCGTTCTGCAACGTCAACGTGGTCGTGGTGGACGCCGTGCAAAGGAAGCTGCCGTTATTGGCCGCGAGGTCGAATCCTGCAACGACAAAAGTCTGTCCTGCAAAGGCGTTCGAACCGCCGCCCGTAATCGTTCCCGTGTACACGGTCGTTCCGCTCGACGCGTTCGCAGCAGCAGAAAGGGTCAGTGCCGTTCCTGGTGCGATAGGGTTGCTCCCTGCGTCTTGCAGGCTCGGGTTGAGCTGGAAGGTGCTGGGAAAGCCAGTGGCGCTTAGCGACAGGGTAAGAGTGTTCAACCCCGGCACTACAGAGCCGCTGTTCTGGTTACCGGCAACCGCGACCTTCGCCGCGACGCCAAGCCCAGTCGTTTGATTTGCCATCTATAGTTTTTCTCTTTTCTCTCGCTAATCCCAAAAGAAAGACCCGGCGCAGAGAGCGAGTCTCAGAGCGCCGGGTAGGTGTTGATTAGCTGATGGCCGAAGCCGCGTCGATTTCGCGGATGCGAACCGTGGTGTCCGGTCCAAGCGAAGTCGTGAAGTGAACCTTGTAGCTGGTCCACGCGGGTATGAGACCTTCCGGGTCAGCGACCGAAGGCTCCGCAGTCTGCGTGATATTGCAGTTGATGTTCTGCCAATCGCCGTCACCGAACTCGGTGTCGCCCTGAGCACCCAGCTTGATGCTGAAGATGCCGTCGCGACCGAAGATATAAGTGCGCAGAGCCGTGAGGCCCGAAACGCTCTTATAGTTCGAGGTCGTGGTGACTTGGTTCGACTGGAAGAAGCGAACGCCGGTGGACGGCAGCTCAATCATCTCAGCCAAATCGACCGAGATAAGGTCTTCCATCTTAGCCTGACCCACAGGGGTGTGCTTCAGGATGTCGATAGGCGAGTTGTTGCTCGTGTCAGCCAGAACGTCGCCGAGGGCGAACGGATGAATGACACCGCAGAACGTCTTTGACGCTTCATCGAACGGACGAACCGAACGACCTGCAAGCGACTGAACGCTCGCACGAATCTGAGACAGGCTCAGAGTCGAGAAGCTCGTAAGGCTGGAAGCCGCAAGCTGCGTCAGAACGCTGGAATCGACCGAGTTCGCGCCGTCAGCGGTCGCACGGACCAGACCCGACAGGGACTCGCCCAGACGATAGGACATTTCACGCGCCACATTCTCGACGGTGTTGTCGATAGCGGTTGCCAGCGACAGCGAGGAGAAGTTCGCGTAGTCTGCATATTCTCCAATTGTGGCAGTGGTGTTGAGCACCGACACCGAAATGGAGGTGCCAACCGTACCTTCAGTCGTCTGAGCAGTATTGCCAGCGAGCGGTACGTACATGAACATCTGCTTTGTGTTTAGGCGGCTTGGGTCACCCCAAGTGCGCTCTCATAGTCGCCTATGAGTTCAGACTCTATCTTCACGGAATCGTTTTCCGTGTCTTGCGTATTAGTCGTTAGAGATTCAGAGTGAGGTTGTTTAGAGTCGTTTAGTATGAGCATCTTATTTCTAAGCTCATTTCTTTTCTCAGGAACCTCTTGTCCGTTCAATCTTGCAAATTCTAATGCGACTAAAGACTGCTCCCTCTTTATCTGAAGATAAGGAAGAATGGATAGAATGACTGCTTCCATGCGACCATACCCGGTAAGGGTCCAGTCGTATCTAGGTTTCCACTTGGGAGACCAGTCTTTCTTCTTGGATATTTGACCACCGAAGTGCTCTACAATCCACTTTAGTACAGCTAAATTAGTATTGGCAATCTTTATATGGAGATGATAGCGCACTCCTTTGTGCTTCGTACCATCTTTACGCTTAGTGATTTGGTGGGTTTTGACGATAGAGAAACTTCCTTCTCCATCCATGAAACCAGCCAAATATGCAGCCCGTGATTGTGGGGACATTCTGTCTTTCCTCGGTATTGTCTCAAGAGGGATAATGGCCTCTGCCTTGAGATGTCCACCGATATAGCAAGATTTATTTTTACAACCAGTACAAGATGTTAGTTAGATATACTGGTTACCAGAGTTCTTAGGGAGGTCCAGTCGCTCGGAGCACGCAACGAACGGTGTCTGAGCCTTCAGGTTCTCACGAAACTTCTTATCGTAGAACTTGACGGTAGATTGTGGAAGGTTCGATTGAACGTTTCCAGCAGGAGTATAAGCCATTTGTTATGGTCTTTCCTTATTACTCAGTACGTCAGTTCTTGCTCCTCTCTCCGGTGAAAGAACCTATTGACGTTACCGCCCTCGATGTGTTCTCAGCTCCGCGAGTCAGTAATCCGACCGACTCTCGCAACCTGCCAATCAGGGACATCGACTGGCTATACCCTACGCACATGACTAGGTGCTGACGTTCCTGTAATCCGACAGTCGTCTCAGCAGATACATAAAAAATCCCGGCCCATAAGACCGGGGGCCGTGGTAGCTCTACTTGAGAACCACGGGGTTGATTTTGGGTTATGTGGCTTTCTTGGAAGCCTCGTACAGGTAGTAGTCGAGTGCCGTCTTCACTCCCACCAACGTCACAGTCTGTGAGTTCGGGGGAAGAAACAGGTCATCGTCTACCTCGATGGTTGCGTCAAACCTGCACGCATTGCTCTCGTCGTGAACTTGTAGGAGCAGTTTCACTGGTGGTCTCCTACTTGCGCTGCGAGCGCCGGGCGGCACGCTCTTTCTCCAGAGCCTCTTCCTTCTTCAGGAAGGTTGGGTCGCTGAGAACGCGCCTGCGGTATTCGTCGGCTGGCATCGCATCGATGGCCGCTAAGCCGGACAGGCGAACCTTTTGTCCGCCCTTCATCACGTCGAACACGATATCGCTGCCGGGTGCTGCGGAAGTCTGTCCGCCATCCTCGGAGTTACTGCGTGAAAGGGAAAGCGGAACGCGGGACACCACAGGAGGTGTGCCAAGAACCGGCTCCTCAACAACTGGAGTCTCCACAACAGGCTGCTCGACTACCGTCTCCACGACGGGCGTATCCGGTACCGTGGGTGCTACAACCTGCGGAGTCGTTTCCTCCACCTGATTCAGGTAGAGAACTCCCGCTGCCTTCAAGGTGTCGAAGGCACGCTGGAAATTGACCGCAGTCGGTGCGAGGTCGTAACGCGCCAGCCATCCGGCCAGTGCCTCCCCGTTCTCGGTACAAACGGCGTAATCGGGATTCTTCCTCTGGAACGAGGCTGCCTCCGAGTTCACCTGTTGCGCGAACACCTGCTGCTCAAGGCGCGAGATGGTCTTGGCGAAGTCGCTGGGCTTGGCGCCGAACTTGATTTCGAACAGCTCGTCGGTCGTGCTGTCGAAGTCTTCGGGGCTGATTCCCATGCGGATAGCCAGAGACGCCTTCTCTTCGGGGCTTAGCTCCTTGGTCTTGAACTGGAGGGGCTGCGTGTGCCGCTGCGCCTCCGCCTCAATCACTTCCTCTTCCGGGATGCCAAGGCGAATCTTTCGCTCCTGCTCACGCATCTTGCGAATCTGGTGGACGCTTTGCTTTGTCAATTGCTCGATAAGCTCGTCGTGCGTCCTGTACTTGATAACCTGCTTACCGCCAATCGGTCGCCCTTGCTCGTCGGCGGGCTGGTACTCGTAACGCTGCTCTGGAAGTTCCACAGGAGCAGCCGGGGTCTCGACCACCGGAGTCTCTACAGTCTCTACGGTTTCCACGGTCTCAACTGGGGTCTCAAGCACGTTCTCTGTGCCTGTCGTATTTACTTCACTCACTACTCAACTCCTCCTCTACGAGTTGTTCATTTATCTCGAAACCTTCCAGCAAACTTGCTGGGTCAAACGGTTCCTCCGGGTCGATGGACTCTCCAAGGTCAAGCAGTCCCTCGGTGCTGTCTTCCGGCTTGCCCACGCCGCCGCGCTCCTGCGCAAACGTACTGGACTCCTCATTCAGCCGATTGACGATTCTCTGGTAATATTCAGCCGCGTTCTTGGCGCCCAAGTGCTTCGCGATAATCAGGTCCTTGTTATCTTCGGCAACCTTGATGAGGTCCACAATGAACTTGTCTACCTCCGCACGCATGATGCGGTTGATGTGCTGAAATCCCGGAGTCGCCATCGTGAAGGTGACTTGGCCGCGCTCCTCGTGGTTCAGCATTACTTCTGGATTGAACTTGACTTCCACGGTTCTCCTCCCGGTGGATAAATCGAGGGTTTGTCGGCCTCACCCACAACGGCTCGTCGCCCGCAGGCGGCAGAGCTATTTACTAATGGTCTGCGTGGAGAGATTTGCACTCCCAGCCCCCGCGTCCCAAACGCGGTGCTCTCCTGTTGAGCTACACACAGTTACTTCTTTTCACGCTGCGGGGATTTCACCCACAATCTTTTACACCGGAACGGGCATCTGTCCTTCCAGACCCGCCGTACTCGGAGTTCCCTCCGTAGCTTCGCTTGTTCCTTCATTGCGGAACGAGGCGACTACAAGGTCTCGCTTGATACGGTTGTCAGCCGATTGCTGCTCCAGAGTAGATTTCTCTTGGAACTTCTGCTGACTCATTTGCTGGGCCATCGCCGACTTGGATTGCTGCATCGCCGCTTGCGACTGCTGCTCGCGCTTCTGCTTCATCTCCTGTGTCAGTGGCTTGATGATGTCGTTGACGTTCTTCCACTCTGAGGCTTCCATCCACATCTTGACGATAGGCTTGAAGTCGATGTACTCACCGTTGATGTCTGCGAGGTTCTGTTGAATCTGGGGATTCTCGAAAATCTGCGTAATCAGGGTCATCGACTGGGCCATCGTACGCTTGGCCGCAAGGCTTGAGCCTGCCAGCACTTCGTACTGAATCCTCGCGTCGTGGAAGTCTTGAAGGTCGAGAGTGTAGTCCTTGCCAAGCTCGTCGCCAAGGATGGCGAAGATTTCAGCGTCTGACATATAGCGGGTTATCAGGTCGTCCAGAACATACAGGAACGGCTTGAACACCTGCTCGATGAAGTTGTCCAGAGGACCGTCGAGCCGCGTCGCACTGGCACCCGCGAGGATGCTGGCGCCGCCTGCCGTCCGTCCCATAGACGAACGTGGACCGGAACTGGAACCCTGCACAAGAGCTTGGTCTGCGCCGGATGCACTTTCGGTGGCCTTCTCCGATTCGCTCAGGGCCGACCATACTTCAGCCGGAACCTTGGGCGTTTCGAGTAACCTGTACGCCTTATCGACTTCGCTATCGACGGTAAGAATCTTGCCCAGACCGGTGCGAATCATCTGCGTCGGCTGGTTCCCATCGCGCTTGCGCAGGTAAATAGGATTGACGCCGAAGGACAGAATTTTCAATATGGCATTGATGCTGCCTTGGTCAACTCTTTGGTTCTGTCCCACAATCAAACCGAGTCCCATGCCATACAAAGCCTTGGAACGGTTCCACCAGTTCGCGGAAAGGAACGGGATGGTGTTGTAGGGATTCTTCCCGGAGAAGATGACCTTCTTCCGCTCGATAACCATGACCTTCTTTCCACGGTCCCAGTATTCTAGGACTTCTTTCTTCTGGAAGGTGAGGTCAGGAGTTACTTCTATGTTGGTATTCTCGGCATGATGAACCGCGCCGATGGCGTACATGGCCTGCTCTGTAGAGAGCGGGATGGCCGCTTCCGACTGCACGGGAGGCATCCACCACTTCCTAAGTTCCTCTTCGGTCTTAGGTAAATCCCACCCTTTCAGGTCTTCGTGGTCTGGGTCCTGCTGGCGAAGTTCCTCAAGGCTCTTGCGAATCTTGTTGAGGGCGTGAAAGTCGAGATAACGTACGTCGATAACGAAGTCCGCGTGACGGATGTCTCCGACGCTGCACTTCGGGTCGATGAGAACCTTGTCCAGCGGACGGCTCTCAAAGAACGGACGCGGTACAAACCGGGTCGTCTCTTCAATGTCCGGTGGTCTGTTCTCAGGAATCGTCGTCTTGTCTTGAGCGCCCGCAGGTCCTACAGAAATCGTCTGTGTCGTTGCTTTGCGGCGCCGTGTGACTACCTCGCAGTGGTCTATACCCCACTTGAAGATACCCGTACCGAGTACGGCCATCTGCTCCAGTCCCCACTTGGTTTCTGTCTTGAACTTGCACGCGTCGAGCAGGTAGGAGAAGAGTGTCGTTTTGGCGTCTACGATGTCTTGGCTCGTTCCGCGCCGAGGGCGCAGAAGCATCGGAGGGTCCGCATAAAACAGCCCCTTGTAGAGCTGCGGGACCACCGCGTTCGCCACCTTGGCAACGGTAAATCGCTGCACGTTCGGTTCGAGAATGTAGGTGTTCTCGTAAGTTGTAAGAGGTCGCGGCGATTGATAGAGCAGGTCGGCATCGCGCCACAGTAGCGCCCATTGCTTGTTTGAAACATAGGCTTCTGCTTTTCGTGCAGCACCGACCACAACTGTCAGGTCTACATTACGGTTGGCGTACAATCCGTCCTTGCCGTAATCCTTCTCTGTCAGAGTTGTCGTGCTGACAACGCCAGCATCCGATTCGATACCCATCTATCTCCTCACCCCATCAGGTCAGAGAGCGGGTCTTGGTAACTACCGGCGCTGCTAAGCTGGGGAATATTCTGCATCTGGAACTGCGTCACGGGATTGTCGTCAATCACCTGATGCGCTTCGTTCAGGTGTGCGTATTTGCCCATGTGGTAGATAAGGTCGTGAATCTCTTTGGCCTGCTGGTTGGATACGTAATCCACACTGATGCCTTCGAGCTTTGTTCCCATCTCCGCGTATCCCTGAAACTGGTCGGCCAGAAGCGAGAGCGCTGAAACGATGTCGTCGTGAGAGTCTTCACTTGTGCCGGTGAACTGCTCCAGCTCTGTGTAGATTTCCTCCAGACCCTCGCAGGAGTTGGAGAACAACAACCGTTCGTCGCCTAACAGACGGAGCACTGGCTTCGCCTTCATCGCCTTGGCCTTTGCCTTGCTGCCGAGTCCGAGGGATACAAATTCTACCGGGATGCTGATTTGGAGTTTGTTCATCTCTCGACGAAGCTCCAGTCCCATCCACTTCACTCCCACAGAGTCTTCAATCGCGATGCGCTTTGGTTTCCACTTATGCGCTGTTGCCGCGATAACTCGGGGAAGGTCATACTCGTTGAACCTGCCGCGCACCATGTTGATGATGTGAAAACGACCGCCGTAAATCAGGCTGGTCATAATCACCGTGTAGTCTGCCCAAGACTTCGTGCTGTACGCCGTATCGACCGTCGTAACAATCACGCCTTGTGGCGGTAACTGGGTGTGGGGAATGGTTCTCCGCAAAAGCAGCTCGCGTGTAAACTTTACCTTGCTAAGCTGTCGCGGGTTGTTCAGATACTTGATGGGAAAGCCGTCCGGGTCCGTCTTCCGTTCCTTCAACAGGAACTCGTACGTCAGGCGCTCGGGGAACCACAGGTCGTAGTCCTCTTTCTTCGCCTCTGCCTCAATCTTTCCTGATTTCACAGCCCCTTCGTTGAGCCACCACGCCGCCCGAAGGTAGACCTTCATAAAAACACTGCTCTCGAAACGTCCGCTATCTACAGAGCCTTCGACGTTCTCCTTGAGACCTTCTGATTCCGCGTGGTCAATCTCAAGTTTGATTTTCTTTCCGTAGTAATCCTTATCGTCATACCACGTACCGATGACATCCATGAATCCGTAAGGATGCAGCATGGCTCGGTTGATTCCTATTTGCTTGTTTATCTTTTCCAGACGCTCAACCGTCAGGCTGTTCTCGTTGGTCACCACGTCGTCCAGCTTCAGAACACAGAAGTGGGCGCCGACCAGAGCCTGCTCGATAGACGCGGCGCGTACGGTGGGTTCTTTCTCTCCGCCGCCAGCAGGTGTTTGAAACTCCGTCTGCTTGGTCTCTCCGGGCCGGACGCAGTGCTCAGGAAACAACACTTGGAAGAAACTGTGCGTCCACTCCCCTGTGTCGTCGTCCCGCATACTGCGGGGACCGTACCCGCTCTTTCCGCTCTTCGTGTCGGGGATGCCGTTCTCTTCCAGCGTGAAGTGCGTCTTGATTTCTCCAACGAAGTCGGTGGCAAGCTGCAATGTGCCGGTGAGAATCAGAATCGTGATGTCCGGCCAGTTGATGATGTACTGCACCGTGTCGCCCATGTCGATGGATGACTTGAAACCGCCACGCGGTACGAGAAGCAATCTATCCTTGAGAGGTGTGTACTGGTTCGCGAACTTCTCGAACGTCGTGAAGGTTGGAACCTTCTGCACGAAGAATTCGTTGCAAATGTCTTCGTGGGTTTTTAGAGTGACGTTCTTATACTTCTCCAGAAGTTTGCAAAGGAAGTACAGGTTGGTCTGGGCGAGGAACCTGAAGTAGAGTAGTTGCCGCATGTTTTCGGCGGTCGTTGCATCCTCGCCGTAAACTGCAAGCTCGTCAATCCAGCTTTGGACGATGTGTGTTTGCTGGGGCTGCGGAAGCTTGTTGAAAGCCTCTGACGCCATCCCCATGAATTTCTCGTCGTCCACATCCTTGAATTGATAGTGCGTAACGTGCCTGCACTCCTCCGCAATCTCGCGGAGTTTCCCTAACTTCATGCCTCTCCTCTATGAATTTTTTAGTGCTTCCAGCTCGCCATCGAGTGCGCTAGGTTGGCCATCTCGCGCAGATGAGGGTTGTCGCTGTTACGCGCCGTCTCAATCTTGTCCTTGGGTATTTTGGTTCCCTCTGGAATACCGAGAGCGCGATGCAATCCTCCGTGGTTCAGGTGCATGACGACGCGGTGGTGCGAGAGGTGGACGGTGTCGTCCTTCTTTTCCCCTCCGACGGGGATGACCGTTTCTCCCTTGTGAACAAGAGCCACACCTGTCTTCTTCACCACTCCGCCGTTCTTGAAGCTGTTCGGCTTGGCGGTATCGGGGTGGTGCGGGTCGGGTGGCTGGGGAGGTGCCGCGTGGTGCGGCTCGGCGTTTCCGTCCAGAAGCTTTCCAGCTCCCGACAAAAGTCCCGGTCCCATGCCCTCCAAGAGGTTTCCTGCGATTTGTCCGAAGCTCATTTTCGCTTACGCTCCCGGTGCTTGCATCGGCCCTGCGGCTGGCGCCGGGGCTGCTCCGCCTGCTGCCGGGTTGGCAGCGGACACATCCGCTCCGTTCGGGTCGGCCTGCGCCTCTCCGGGATTCGGTGTGCCTGCGTTCTGGAGCATGTGCTCTACCATCTCGTCATCGCCACGCTTGGTGTGTGTCTCGGAAGGGTGATGCTCCGGGTGGTGGTGGTGGTGCGTAAAGATGTGGTCTCCATTCGCGGAGTGCTCGTGCTCGATACGCTTGATTTTCTTAGCGGGCTTTTTCTCTCCGCCGCTTAGGGCGCTGGCTACTGCGTCCTTATAATGGTCAGCCATTGTTATTTAGGCTCCTATCACGGAGCACTTGTCTCCGCTAGTTCCAACAATCCACAGAGCGCTTGTGTTTCCTCCGCTCAGAGGAATAGTTACAATCTGTCCTTTATCTAGGTTGAACCCAGTGGACGACGTAACAGCCGATGAATTACCAATGACAACTGCGGCTGTGTTAGCAGCAGGTGCCTCGATGGTCACGGACCGCAGTACGGGGTTGGCAGGAAGGTTCTGCGGCGTTGCAGTAGCGGCGAGCGCCACCTGAAACGCAATTACATTAGCCATTGGTTCCTTTCAGGATGCTGTCGAACGTGCTCCAGCTTTGGCGGGCAAACGTCCTCACCCCGTCACCGGGGTCATAGTTTCTGTACAGGGTGTGAAACACCCGCTCTCCACGGTGAAAGTTGCCGGGTAGTTCTCCAATGCTGCGTAAGAACAGCATGGCTGCGGTAGGTCCTCTGGATTGACCGCGATTACAGGCCACGAGAACCTTGTCCCCCGCTTGGAGGCGTTCCTCAACGTATCGGATACCCTTCTCTACCATCTCTCTCGGGATGAAGTTGGGGTCGTTCGCGTCGATGAAGTTGAGAGCCATGCGGTTCCCTTTGCGGGCCGTTAGGTACTCTTTTCCTTTAGGGGCTGCATTTCCTTCGTACCCTACGGTCTCCCGATGCCCACCGGGACCGAATTTCGCGCAACGGAGAAAGCTCCATCCGTCCTTGTCTTTTAGACGCTCGTAGTCGGAATCTCCGCCGACGTAGAGGCCGTCGATAACTTGCTCCACTCTGCCTCCCCGTATTTGGCGATGAACTCTTCACGAGTCAGTAAAGAATGGTCCCACTTCCGCTGGGATAAACGGTTGCCGCCTGAAGGCAGTGTAAATGTCTTTTGTAGATACTTCATGTCCCTCAGTCCTGCGCGATAACGATTTGTTTCTGCTTGGCCGCTTCCACGGCCTGCGCTTGCGCCTGTTGGATAAAGTTCCTCAGAACGATGTTCGCGAAGTCCGCAGCGAACTGGTAGTGTGTGTCGTCCATGAAGATGACGATGCCCTTGTGCGTCCACACCTTGCCGAAGTTCTTGGCCTCGGCGGCGCTAATCTGTGCCTGCATCTTTACCTCCTGTGATAAGTGCAAGGTTGGCCCGCGCACGGCTCAGGAGTTCCTGATTGTGTTTGAGCTGTACGTTGTCCTGTACCGGGTCGTCATCTCTATCCACGACCACCAGACCCCGTCCATCGCTGAAGGCGTAGGTCACAATCAGGCGGTAGAACGCACGCTCGTGCTTCGTCTCGGCGTCTTCCCACATAGACTCCACTTGCAAGGAGAGGGAGTAGTTGGGATGAACCCTTTGATTGCGGAGCAGCCGGTTGTTGATAGTGATGTGACCGCCATCGTCTCCTTCGTCGCGAAGAATCCTGTGCGACGGCTCGTCGGGCTTCTCCAGCGCCGCGACGTACTCTTCAATCGGGGCGCCAATCATGTTGAGCAACTGAAGCTCGTAAAGCCGCATGTCTTCCGGCTCAATCGAGTCCAGCTTCTTGAGCAGCTTGTTGGCTAGATGAGCACGCTTCGG